TAGATCACAGAGGTTTTCTAATTCATCTAACTTATTGATCTTACCTACGTTGATAGCAGAGAGAATACACAATGCAATCTCACCGTCACGATCATCAATGTGATTGATAGGGTCAGTTGGAAGTGTAATCTCTTGACAGAGGTTACTCATATTTACCTTATCAAGGAAGGAAGAATGTTCATTGCAATGGTCAATGTTCATAATATACAAACGACCAGTCTCTGCTCTTTCCTTAAGGATATCAAGTATTAATTCATGTGCTCCAATGGTTTTTCTAGGGATGGTCTCGTTTGCTTCGTACTGTCTGTATAGTTCGTCAAAACCATCAGTTCCGAAAGCATCATATAAACCAGGAACATCGTGAGGAGAGAATAAACTAATGTCCTCATTTGTAATAAATCTTTCATAAAATAATTTTGAAATTTGTATACTGTAATCTAACTTTCTAACTCTGTTGTCTTCTGTTCCTTTGTTGTTCTTAAGAACAATAATATCTTCTATTTCTTGGTGCCAGATCGGAAAGTGGACAGTCGCTGACCCACCTCTGATCCCGTTTTGAGTGCAGCATCGTACAGTTGACTCAAATTTTTTGAGGAAGGGGACCACACCTGTGTGTTGAACTTCTCCTCCACGGATCTTAGCATTGATCCCTCTGATCCTTCCTGCGTTAATGCCGATACCAGCCCTTTGTGAAACATAGTAGCCAACAGCCATGTCAGAGCTAAAGATACTATTGAGGGTGTCATCAATATCAACCAGAACACAAGATGCAAATTGACGAAGGGGTGTTCTGACACCCGCCATGATTGGCGTTGGGATGTTGATTTTGTGTCTGCTGATTGCGTCATAGTAATCCTTAACGTATCTTAAACGAGTTTCTTGTGGGTATTTTTGGAACAGTGTCGCTGCTATCATGACATACATGTACTGCGGAGACTCATATACTTCTCCACTACTTCTATCCTGTACAAGATACTTGTCAGAAACTTGGCGAAGACCAGCGTAGGTGAAAAGAAGGTCTCTACTATGATCGATATAAGTATCGATTCTCTGCCATTCCTCTTGTGTATACTTATTTAAAATATCTGGATCATAAACACCTAGATCTACACAATCTGTAGCATGTTCATATAATGGTGGATAACTCTGAACCCACTCAGATCCAAAGACTTGCTTGTAAATACCATACAAGAGTAACCGTGCTGCAGCAAACTGATAGTTAGGAGTGTCTAATGATATTAGGTCACTAGCAGAACGAACAAGGATCTCTTGAATATCTTTTGTTTCGATACCATCAAAGAACTGGAGACCAGAGTTCATTTCAATCTGAGAGGCACTCACACCGCTCCCTAGACCCTCACATGCCTCCTCTACTACTTTGTGTATCTTATCAAGGTTTAAACCCTCTACAGCGCCATTGCGCTTGGTTACTTTGATTCCAACTCCGTTTGTCATACTTTTTTCCAATCGTTAAATTTAAGGGTTGCAGTTAATCCACTGTAGACATTAGAGTCTACCATGTTTTGAACATCATGTCCAGCAAGATGCATGTCATTGATGTCTTTTTGTTGTATATTTTTTGGCCAGATTACTACCTTGTCTCCTCGGTCAATTGACTTGGAGATTCTGGCGACGATTTCTCTGTTACGTGGTTCGTTATCATAAACCCAAATACAATCGCTCCAGCCAAACGTCCGAATATCAACATCAGACCCAGCCATCGCAACGGAATTCTTAATGAAGGTACTGTCAAACGGTCCTTCAACAATGTAAATTGCTTTTTCATAATCTATTCTATCTTGTCCAAAGATTTTAAGTTTATCTTCATCAAGCATTATCGTAATGTATCTCATCTTTGCCTTTGGGGCTAACGATCTACCTTGATATCCGAAGAGTTTTCCGTCTTTATCTTTGAATGGTATAATAATACGAGGACTATCTTGTCTTAAGGTATCAAAAGTTTTCTTTTGTTTATTTGTCCACTCTTTAAATTTTGGACAATAATAAAAATAGTCTAAATCTTTGATGCCTCTTTGCTCAAGATATTCTCGTGCTGGGTGAGAAATATTTAGCGAAGAAACCTTCTCTAAATCAATATCACTCTTATTAAATTTTGGTTCGGTAAAATTAAATTTTGGATTGGGTACAGTAGTACCCTTGCCAGTCCTACCATCTTTAAATTTCTCCATAACATATTGGTCATGAAGAAATGAATCTTGATCCTTAATAAAGTTTGAAAGTGATCTTCCCATGCCACAATTATGGCATTTGAACACAAAGTCATTCTTAATCTTAAACAAATATCCCCTCGTCTTATTCTTTCTCTTCTGTGAGTCACCACAGTAAGGACACCTGAAATTAAACAGGTCTGCCTTCTTGCGACTAAAGAGATTCAGACGAGGGGATATTAAATTTATGTACTTTACGTCAAGATAACTCAATGAGAGGGTTGTTCACTGAGATCATACTAACAGATGAGGTCTGTTTTGTCAAGTTTGTTATAATTTTTTGTCCGATTGGACTAACCATGAAACTAATAATAGCAAGACTACCAAAGATAGACCACATTTTCTTTTCAATCGTTCTAAGACGGTCATCGACTTTTCTGATGTCACGTTCACACCCTCTCTTAATTGCATCTGTTTCTCTATCAAGTGCTCTATGAAGACTATCAATTTTCTCAAAGAGAATGCCATCAACTTGACCTTGCTTATCTATTTTTTCATCATGCACAGCAAGAAGTTGCCCCATCTTAACGGAGTTATCCTGTAAAGTGTGGACGACTTTTTCTAGCCGCTCGATAATAGCAGCATTTACTGGTTCAGATGCCATGGGAGGTTTTAGTTATTTCTTACAGCAAAATCTAAAGCACTTTGATAAGAAGCAGCATCTTTGTTCAGCATGTATTGGAACTGAGTTTTATGTGTATCATCTAACTGTGCATAAGTAGCAGCAATTCTCTTAGCAGAGAAGTTATCTAGACTCTGTACAGATCCATCACCAAATTGTATCTTAGCAAATGATGCTTCGCCTTGTGGATTTAATTCTGATGTAGCAACATCAAGTGCAACTTGTACTACGTCTTGGTTTTCAGTCATAATTTTATTAGTAATTTCAGTTTCTTCTCTTTTAACTTTCTTCTGTTGATCAGATGCTTTCTTTTTAAAGTCTGAAAGACGTGCTTTCATCAAATGATCCATCTCTTTAGTTTTGTTCGTAAGTTTTTGCTTTGCATCCTTACGCTTATTTTGCATATCCTTTTGGCGATTTAGTTTTTTGCCTTGTTGGATCTGCTTCTGTGCCCTCTCAGTGTCGGACACAATAGCCTCATCGATTTGAGTTTCTACTTGTTCTTTCATTTTTCTTTTTTGTATGCGGGAGAAGAGAGAGCGAGCACCTTTGGTGCGACCATCCACTTTATCTTGGTTTGCCTTCTTATACTTACGATGCTGACGTGGTTGTATAGTCACAAACGCAGGTGGTAACTGGAGTCCAGATCCATCACCTGCTGAGTTTATCTCTTCATTTATATTAGATTCAATTGCTTTAGACATTCCGTGTCAAAACCTGTAGTTATAGAAGGTGGTAATCTATTTAGAAACAACATAAACGCCTTGATTTGAGACCAGTATGTTGCTTCCACTTTATAGAACAGCAATGGAGTTGCTGCATCATCAAAAACATTATACAATACAATGATATGATTTAAGATTAAATGAGTCTTAAGTTCTCCCGTCGTCTCATATCTCTTAAGCAGTCGTTTGATATACTTAAATCTCTTTAAGTCTTCCTCAAAGTCTGCATAGATGACTGACGACGGGTTGTTATAATTTTTAATAGCAAAGAATAACCAGTTGTCTGGTGTCAATTCATTAAAGTTCATTCATTAAGATCCGAATGTTAGAGTTGCAGCTCCATCAGAGATAACCTCTTCTGTACCACCAGTAGAAGTAAGCTTAACTCTGTACTTGTAACCATCAAGTGAATCATCACCAAGTGAATTGTATCCAAGTATTGCTGAAGTAAAGTTAACATATGTGATACCTGTATCAAGTGATGCAGTGATGTTAACCCAACGCTTAGCTCCAGCCTTCTGACGTTGCCAAGTGTATATGAGAGATCCAGGTGATCCTGTTGAAGTCTCAGTAAGGTTAGCAAACGTACCAGCACCAGAGGATGATGTGGAAGAAGCAGGCTGTACAGTAATAGTTACAGAAGATGCTGCGTCAGCGTCAATACCATCCTGAGCATAGTCACCAGATGTACCAGCAGCAACAGATACAGATGCTATGCACTCAGTCTTATAGCGAGTATCACCAATAGAATCAGTGTATGTTTTATAAGACCACCAACCAGGACCAGTTAACCCACGAGATTTGTTCTCAGCAAGTTCTGCCTCAGTAGCGTCTAAAAATACAATAGTTCCTACATTACTATCACCACCCCTAATCACATATTGTGCTAGTTCTTTTGGTGGGGTTCTACGTACAGCACCTGCTAGTGCAGCCTCAGTAGCACCTGCATATGTAGTGTGTAGTTCAACTGAAGTTGTGCTAGTAACAGTTCTTACAATGTAGTTAACATTATCAAGGACTAGTACATCTCCTTCGCTTACAGCGTCAGCGGCATTCTTGGTAACAGTAGCATCGCCATTTGTGACGCCAACATTATTCCCAAATGTCGCTGCATCAATTGTTCCGAATACAGCCATTTTTTTCCTCGTTTAATTTGAGTAATTCTTATGTTTATTTATAAAAAGATAAAAAGGGGAGCTTCCACCCCCCTATGATATACCTATTCTCTTGTCTGAAGAGAAGACTTAACAGTCTCTAGTAACTTGTCATCCATATCGGTTTTGGTCAGTTTAACTGCCTTACCTAGAATAACTAAACAAATTTCAATCAGTTTCTCACCAAGTTCCTCATTGTCAGGAATCTTGTTAACTGCATCTGAAATTATTTTTGTTGCGAGTGGTAATAGAAAGGAAAGCATAATCTTAATTTATATTGTTTCACAGCCTATTTATTACTTCTCCCACTCGTCTAAAATATCTGTAATTTTTGCCATGAACTGTTTAAAGTTTAGCAGAGTACCCGAACGATAATCACGACGTGCCTTTGCAACACCAGTCTCAAATGATTCTCTCTGTTGTATTTCTTCCAACTGATCCAATGCTTTACTTGACCAGTATACTTCTGTCTTCTCTTCATTGGTAGGTTTAGTAACCATACCCTTCTTGCCATCATTAATGATTGGCATTATTTCTACATTACCACTTTTCTTATTCTTAAATTTTGATTTCTTTTTGGATTCCTCTTGGAATTCTTGGAATGATTTCATTTCTTCCCTTTCATAGAAATAATCTTAGAGACTTTCTTACGACGCATATGTAAGAACTTGTCACTACCATCTACGTCACCGTCATTATCAATATCCTTATCATCTCTATCTTTGTGCTTACCCTTTAGTTCTTTTTTATCAACCTTGTCTAATGTCTTCTCTGCAACATACTTCTTAGACTTCTTCTTCTTTACTTTCCCGTATTCATCAAGTTGCTCACCATCATGCTCAAGTTCATCACCTGATTTAACACAGTCGTTAACTTCCTTACCACCTTTCTTTTTAGTTCCTACTTTTTTATATCCTTTCCAACATGATGTATTACCGTTGTCATCAACGCCATCCATCTTTATTTTCTCGATGACATAAATCTCTCCATCGATCTCATACTCTTCACGCTCAAGAACTTCTGCCTCTTCACTTTTTGGTTTAGATTCCTGACCAACATACGCACCCTTCTTTGTAGGTCCCTTCTTTCTTTTTGTAGTTTGCTCTATCTCAGCACCGTTAGATTGTGGATCCATGCCATCAAAAGGTGCTTCTGATAAATGCAAGTCAGGCATGTCAGTGTTCTGGAAGCAATCTCCATCCATCCACTGTCCATACTTTTCTATCAACCCAGATGAAAACTCATCGTTATTGTTGATGTTATTAACTGGCTTCTGATACTTCATCGTTTAATAAGGAGGTTCTTCTCGTATTATTTATAGATCTAATGTTCTTCATCCATTCACGAAACATATTTCCTGATTCGGAAATAACGATAGCATAATTGCCACCAACTCTATGGATGTGTCCCTTATCCCCAGTACGTGATGACATAACAGCATCACCTTCTTTGAATACTTCCTGCTGTCTTTGTTGTTGACGCAGTGCTTCTTCTCTTAGTTTCTTGAAATCTTTCATTTAAAATTCTTAGGTAGTGCCAAAGCAATCTCTTTCATGAGAGCTCGACAGTCACGGTCATTCAATGCTCTGGGAATACCTTTTCTGAAGGTAGTGAAGTCATCAGCATATGCTGCACGTCTCATCTTAGTTCCAGAAATGGCAAAGGTATCACCATCAGCGTCTCTACTTCCAGAAGATTCTATTGAAATCTTTCTGAATGTAAAATCTTTACCATTATATTTATGGAGGAATCCCATAGCGTTAACCCTATCAGATCCTACAAGAAACACCACTTCATCATATCCAGCCATCATTAGGTCTTGCAATATTGCTACTGGTTCTCTAGGACCACTATGAATCTTACCCCTATGTTCAGGGAACATCTTATTCATATAGAATAATTTTTTATCAGGTGGTAAAGGATTAGTTCCTTTCTTATCTACAGTCTGTGAAATGTATATCCTATAGTCATCTGAACCAGATGCTGACTTTACACCATCAAAGTTGTCTTTATGACCTGTAGTTGGTGGTTGAAACCTACCAAATGTGAAGTAGCATTTTTTGGTTTCTAACGCCATTGCTTTGCTAACGTGAAGTTATTATAGGAGAACTCAAGACGGTTAACAAATTTGATCATGTCCCCATCCTTATGTAGAACATAACCTTCAGGATTAGTAACCTTATATCCTTTGTCTGTTTGAACAAAGGTTCTAAAGGTTTCAAGATGATCTAACTTATCAATAACAAACTGCTTAATTTCTTGAAGTTCTTTATAGAGATGCAACATTGCTTTGAACTTCTCAGCATTGTTCATAAGATAGTTCTCACTATCATATATTAATTTCTTCTTGGCAGCTTGTGTTGTTGGTGTTTTTATCTTATCAGCAAGAGGTTTTACCTTACTATGATAGAAGTTAGTCAAGTCCTCAAGTGCCTGTGTTGTATTTGATATATTAGTATTCTTTTTAATCTGAGCATTAAAGAATTGTTTTATGTAAGAAGATACATGCCACTTAGCATCTCCTGAAGTTCCAGAAAGAGATGTTAACTCATCTAAGAAATCACCACACTTTTTACATTCCCTTTCTATACAAGCAACCATACCATCAAATTTCATCTCTTCATTATGATTCAAACCTACCTTATGCATAGGAGTATCGTTTTGTATACAAACAACATCTCTACTAGAACTAACTTTGGCACCTGCTTTAGCACTCATGTTTGAAATATCCCATCCATCCTTTTCACCTGTATAATGAGTATGAAATACCACACCAACTTTTGCTGTACCAACTGCCTTTCCTATAGGATGATCTATTGGTATAGCATACGTTATAGTGTTAGGTGTGAATGTATATAATTTCTCACCGTGTATAGTTTCTGTTTTCCTAGTAGCAGCAGTGAATAAGAAGTCACCTTGTATCACACCATCAATATCTAACTGTGCAAAATGTTCTAAAGCAAGTTTTAAACCATCTGCCAAACTCTTTCTATCACCATACCACTCATCAATTTGATCTGGTCCATAACATATCTTGGGATCAGTCTTTGCAAAGACAGATTTAGTTCCTACAAAGAAATGTCCATTGGCAGGATCCTTACCACATATAATAGAAGGTGCTCCATCCCACTTAGTTTGCATATAACCTGTACTACTATCACACCCAAGCATCTTTCTTAATTCCTTAAGAAAACCAACCGCAGCCTTACATCCCTCAACTCCGTAATTGAGCATCTCATCTTCCAGATGTTCTAAGTGTTTTAACTGTGTTACGTTAGCCATTAGGAAACTTTAATATATGGTGCAGACTGATCAGACTCTGATGTAGCATACAAATATAGTTTTGTAGCAACATCATTTGAATCAGATGTATTAGCAGTTCTCATAATATCAGCAAAGGTAAGACCAAGATACTTAGCAAATTTCCATTTCTTATCTTTACTTGAGATAGCATCTAAAGTTATATCCTCCTCATCCTCAAACATGTCCTTGTTATCTGTAGCCAATTTAAAAATTTTATTGTCTAATGTATCAGCAGCAGTTGCAATTGCTGATGTCTTTGAATATCCTGTCTTAGCAAACA